GGGCTGCTAGCTGTGTGGTACCATACCTACTTTGTAAGACTGTACGCCGTCTCGGGGGATCACTCCCCCTCGATAGTTTCCAGTCCCATAAGTAGCGCAAGCCAGTACTACCTCGGCGTCAAACACAGAAAATGGGGTTACCCTCATTCTCCAAGGTCTAAACGCTCTGATGTACCGGATACTGTTACGCGTTTTGGTAGTCCAGCGCGCAGGGTCATCCTCCCAGAAGACGATATCACCAAGGGCTTGTGGCCCACGGCAAGATCGCACAGCGGAAGGGACTTGGTCCTGCACGGTGAACCACGCCCGACGATTCAGCTCAAAGCCAAGTGCTCTGAGCCTAGCAGTCATGGCGTGTATCCCATTAGCGAACGGTATGAAGTCCTGAGGACCCATGGGCTGCTCTTTGAGGTAGAAACCCCTCACTGGTTGCCCAGCAAAGTAATCTCCACCACAGCTCTCACGGAAAGGAACATTCCCAACAAAAGATTTCTCTCTATTGAGTTTGAACCCACAAAACCTCAAGACCGGATCTACATTTGCAAACTGAGAGTCCTCGACGATGATGTCATCGCCGAAAACAAAGACGTCCCTGCCAAGAATGCCCGCTTTTCCGTTCATACGAACGACTGCGCAGCAAATCGCGGCAAATAAGAGCGTCTCCAGCTCGAAAGTAAACCCGTTACCCATACTAGAGAATTTCTCTAGATGCACCCAGTGGCCGTCGACAAGAGTAGCCTTCGAACGAAGGTCATCGAGTTGACTAAACCATAAGGGCGGCATGCATAACCTGACAAGGGTCGTGCATACGGTATCACTTGCATTTGAAAGATCGAGTGTGCAAAACTCGCGCGTGACTGATGAGTCACAGGCAACCCGCCTGTGTACATCCTGCGCCGCGTCTAGATCCCAACCAGCCGAACGCAATCTCTTGCGCAGCTCCCTGCCGAGAGCAAGCTGGTAGAAGACATTAATGGATGGTTCCGCAGCAATGCTGCGGTCCACTAGTGCCGTCTTAGGAACCGTTGTGAAACGATTTCCACGAGACCAAGAAAACTTTCCTTGACGTTGTGCAAAAGCTGCACCCCATTGGGTCCCTAACCACTGCGGTAGGAACCAAATGGCGTCACGTGTCAGAGTTGGATCACTAGACATTTTGTCAGGTACAGTGGTGTTCCTGCCTCTGTCGGAAAACGTAGCTCCCGGCCCGTGCCGCCCAAGCGCAAGCTCAGGCGGCCGTTGGCCAATCCACGAAACGATGATTTTTCGAACCGTCGCGAAGAACGCGTCGATCCCCGCAACCCGGTCAGAGGCATGCCTATGCTCGGGTAAGTAAGCGGTCAGTCGTTCGTTGGAAAGGAAACAGTCCCTCTCACCGTCCCACCACTTCTGCATTGCTGCAGCGCGGCGGTCCGTTACCGTCGGAAGTTGTTGAAACTTCTTTAGGAGTGCACATGCCGCGTTGTCACGGGCATAGTGCTGGGGACTGATATAACTACGTGGGTCCACGCTTAACCGCGCAAGACCATCCCATTCGCCGTTGCGGAGCATCACTGCTGCGCTGAGCGAGACTGGGGTACCGAGGCCCTCAAAGTAGAGAGAAGCCGTACGCACCAAATCATCTGGTAACGTAAGAGTTGCTGCCATTGTTTGCCCTTGCCTGTATTAGGTAGGCGCATACCCAGCGGCGCCGGACTGCTTCACCAAGGTCGACGCAAGCAAGTTCATTGCTTGGTAGACGGCCTCGTTGATGGCAGTCGCAGGCACGCCCTGGGGCATGGTAGCAATACCGCTAATCACAATCCGATCTTTCGCGCTGTACAGCGTCGTGGTCGAGTCTTGGACCGCGTAGGGAGCGACGTACTCAAACGTCATCTGCCTCGCAGTCTTCGGACCGTTCCACTTCGTCAGTAGGCGAAAGAGGTTGCGAAGGCCGACCGGAAGGCCGGCTGCAGCGCCAGTGTCCTGGCGCCACACGGCAGGGGAGGAATCTCCACCGCTGGCCGACAGAGCGTCATAGACGATGTCGGTTGTACCATCAAATTTCTTGACGGTAATACTTGCCATAGATGGCATTTTGGGTTGACCCTAATCGGGTTCCGTATTAAAGGAGTCTAACATTCACTTGTAGAACGCTTGAATCGCTAAAGACACGGCATTAGCCGCGCGCTTCAGCGAGGGCGTCTTAAGTGGCCGCAAGGTGAGACTGGGTAGAGTAATCCCAGGTACACGCTTGGTTTCCGCATAGTCGACTGAGCCGTTCCAGCCGTAGCTGGTCCAGCGCTCAGTATAGACGCCGCGGGCAAACCACGTAGAATAGGACGATTCGACCCGAAGGCCGAGGAAGTCCGTAGCTGTCCCTAGGAACTGTTCGACCGGAATTAACCAGTCTACTAAGAAAGAACCAGGTAACAACTGCCACGCGATCTGGAGAGGGTTGATCAAACCCAATGCGTTAGCCAGATAGAGATTCGGGTTGCTTATCGCGACTCGAGCCCCATACTCAGCACTCACATTTCCCCACATTGCCCAGGTCCTCGTGAAGCCAGCAGTCGTGTTATATTCCGTACGAAACGGAACAGTCGCACGACCTTTGACCATCGGAGACTTGATTGGGTTTTGTAGGAGATCGACAGCGCTGTAGATGTCATTGATGCTAGGCGTAATTGCGAAGTTGATTTCGAGCGTAAGCTGCGCGGCAAATCGGGAGTTTCGTTTGACGAAACCACGATCCATCCACGCGGCAAACGCACTTACATCAAATCTTCGCAACCGCAAAATTGCATCTTTGACTACTTGAGCTTTGTCCACAATCAGCCGGATACTGCTACCCAACTGTCCGAGGTTTTCCCCCATGCTAGCGCGATCGGAAATCGCGC